GGCCTCTCGGCCCACCCGTACGTCTGCGGACGTATTACTCTAAATGGAGCTCGTTATGTCTCTTGTCCAGAAACACATCCCTGGTTATCTCGATTGCGGTTTCATCCGGAATGTTGATACCTTAGATGTTTGGGATACATACCCAATGCGCTATAATAGCGAGGTTGGCAATATGTTTTCTGATGGACATCCCCGTCATGGGCAGCCTAAACATGCTACTCATGATACAGGTGGACCATTCTGGTCGGTCATGGACAGAAATACTCCGGGTTATACCGGAGTAAAACGTCTTGTCCGAGGTGGCGACGAATATATCGGCGCTATCGGGGTTTACCCCCCCAGTTTTGCAGGATTGTCCTATAGGGACGGTGCTGCATTCGGTCCCGAGGCATATAAGAAGATGCGACCAGCACAGCCAGAGTTCAACATCTTGAACTTCTTGTTCGAGTTGAAGGACTTACCTGGGATGCTCAACCAGAGATTCGTAACAACGGGTCTCGATAAGGTTGGCTATCTCAAGAACGCGGGCAATGCTTATTTAGCCCTTAAGTTTGGCTGGGAATCTTTGTTTCGTGACGTTGGGAATATGGTTATTCTCCAGCGCGCGGCGCAAAAGATTCTATCGCAACTTCTAAGAGACGAAGGTAGGCCCATTCGGCGACGTACTACGTTGCTTAATGAGACTGAGACGGAAGTTACTGATATCAGTAACGCTTTCGGGTCTTTAAACCCGAATTTGCCTATCAAATTTTATGATAAGGCTCCGTCCGGTCACCTCTACACCACGAAGTCAGATAAGGTGTGGGCTTCTGCCCGCTTCCGTTACTGGCTTCCAGACGGACCAAGGGACATTCAGTGGACAATGAGTATGCTTGGACGCATATTCGGAGGCCGCTTAAATCCCAGCGTTGTTTACAACGCGGTCCCGTGGAGTTGGCTAGTCGACTGGATCTCCTCTGCAGGAGATGCTATCCAAAACCTCTCAGAAGGGGTTGAGGACAGGTTGGCTACCGACTATTTCTATGTCATGCGTGAACGCAAGGCAGAGAATCGGTTATCATTGAGCTGGTCCATGAGGACCGGTAACGATGATACCGAAACCGTAGAGTGTGCCGCTACTTCTTCCGCTGTCAACGTGCATAAAACGCGCGTCCAGGGGAATCCATTTGGTCTTTACCTGAGCGAAAAAGAGCTCACTGGTATGCAGGCTGCGATCTTGGCCGCGCTGGGCGCGTCTCGATCGTAGGTGACCACCTGTTGCCACTCACGTAGCAAAAGCGTTTGTGGTTTAACCCAACAACAGCATACGAAACGGAGCTTTATATGTTCGCCGATCCTTTGTCTCTCACCATCAATGCAGTCGCCACGCCCATCGTCAAGACGGGTCTTGGACCAAATTCGTCCAAGTATGTGTCGGCTGACGGAAACACCACGCTGGAATTCAAGCAGACCGCTTCGGCCTCGCGCTTTCGGCACGAGGTTCGAATCAGCCAGCAGAAGATCAGCGCGGACCCCATCTCGGCACTTAACGTGTCGAAGGGCGTTTCCGTTTACCTGGTGGTGGATGAGCCCAAGTTTGGGTTCTCGGACACTGAGATCGGCTATCTGATTGACGCGCTCAAAACTATGCTGAGCACGGGCAACCAGACGAAGATCCTCCAGGGCGAATATTAATACGTCCCAGAGTGCCTTCATCCTTGTTGTGATACAAGGGAACATATGACGGTTCTCTCATCCCCGTTATAAAGCGAGGTAAGAGTGAATAGACCGACCATGCTCGTCCAGGCTCTAGTGAAACAATTCGCTAGAGACCTTAGTCTGTCCGCAGAGCGTGATCTCGTAGTGATACGAGATCGTGTTGAACACGAGGGGTTATCGTTTTTGACTTTAACCCTGCCCCTTCTCTCAGATTCCCTTGAACGGGGTCTGGAGGCGGGACGATACACATGCCCCTCCCAGTTTAAACTGGTGAAGCATGGAAGGCTCCCTGCGTTTCTGCAAGGTTTCTTCTATCGTGTGTTCGACCGGGATGGATACCTACTTCCTAAACCGGACGTAGACGCTATTATTGCGATACGTCAAATCTCACGGTTCTTTAAGAAGCCGAAGATTCCTTGCAGCCCAGAGCGAGAGCTCGAAGCTGTTCGTCGGTATAAAGAAGTTGAGCGTGAGCTCTTCCGTCTGGCACCTGGCATCACAGCCAGAAAGGATGAAACTCTTGACAGAGTCTCAAAAATCATATGGTCTCAGGTTCTTCCAGAACCTGATCCATACGACCTTGTTTGCCGTCACGGGCCTGGTGTCACTGCTGATCGTTACGGTGCTAATAGTAGGCATCGTATACGCTCTTGGTACACTAGGTCGGAGCTACTCTATCCTTCTGCTCTCCACGCCTTCCCCAATTACGGATGGGCGTGTGATGGTTCCGGCTACGCCGGCGCCATATCCTGGAGTAACGACCAGGGTACCAGTAGGACCGAGTCTTTCAGAGCCGAGGGACTTGTCTACCATGATGTTGGGTGTGAACCCGCCGTCAGAGTAGTCTTCGTTCCAAAAACGCTGAAAGCGCCACGAGTCATTGCTATCGAGCCGGCTTCGATGCAGTTCATTCAACAGTCGTTGATGAACTACATTGTACCCCTTCTCGAGGACCACCCGCTTACAGCAGGTAGTATCCGGTTTACGGACCAATCCGTAAATCAGCGACTCGCGTATCTCGCAAGTATCGACCGACGTCTCGCGACGTTGGATCTTAAGGATGCGTCTGATAGGGTTTCGTTAGCCCTTGTTCAGCGTATCTTCAAAGGTACCCCTATCCTCGAGTATCTCGAGGATGCGCGTTCGTTACATGCCGATTTGCCTGATGGCTCTAACGTCATCTTGAACAAATACGCCTCAATGGGTTCAGCGTTATGCTTTCCCGTGGAGGCGATGGTGTTTTACACCATCATTCAAGCGGCGATACATGACCATCTGGGAATAATCCCAACAAACGCTACAATCAAGGAGATAACTCACATGATTGATATCTATGGAGACGACATAATCGTCCCGGTAGATCATGCGGACGCTGTTGTCCGTAACCTTGAACTCTATGGTCTCAAGGTGAACCTCGACAAGTCATTCACGACATCGCACTTTCGTGAATCTTGTGGCGGAGACTACTTCGCGGGTACGGCAGTAAAACCTGTCTATGCACGCGAAATTCCGCCCGAGGACGGTACAACGTGGCTAGCAAATGAACTCATGTCTTGGAATGCCACCCGAGATCAGCTGTATTTGGCTGGCCTTTGGGATGTCGTCCAGGTTGTGGATCAAATGCTAGAAGCTGCGGCTGGCCACGAGCTTCCCCGATCGCGTTTTGCGGGAGGGGGGCTCGTTCTCAAGTCATTAATGTTCGATACCAAATGTTTTTGGAATCGTGACCTTAATGGCTGGGATCAACGTCGAATCGTATTCTCCCCCAAACGGGAGGAAGATTTAATTGACGGTGACGGAGTCGCCTGTTTGCTAAAGACCCTGAGTACATCACGTACGAGGGATCCGTCACAAACAGCTAGTCACCTTACGGTGGCTAAAGCTAGCTGGAACGTCGGGTCGCTTTCCTACCTCTATGAGCGTAGGGAGGCTGATCTCGACGATATGCGACTCGGATACCTTGATCGGTCATCCGAGGGGCATAGTTTCCAGTCCGTTACGAAGCGCGGTGTCTTCAGACAAAAACACCGAAGGGTCAGGGCGCTACCCTGATAGGTAAGATATACTACCTAATCAGTAGTTAAATCATACCGGGCGGAGGAAGAGTGTTTCTTCTAAC